TATAGGTCGAGGCGCGTTAGGCTCTCAAAACTTTACCACTGCAACTAACACCAACAATGTCGCCGTTGGCTATAACGCTGGCGTCAGTGTGACAACAGGTAAAGATAATACTCTGATTGGTGGGCTTGCGGCGGACGTAATGACAACGGGCGACGGCAACACCTTCGTGGGCAAAGCCTCCGCTGGTGCAGGGGACGTGACAGGCAACAACAATACCGCGCTTGGAATCGCATCGGGCCAACAACTAACAAGCGGTGGTAATAACCTGTTACTAGGTCATGACGCTGGTGTGTCAGGTAGTCCGGGTGGTCAAATCGACACAGAAAGCAACACGATAGTTCTCGGCGATGAAAACATCAGTTCCTTTAATTGTCAGGTCGCTCTAACCGTAGCATCAGACGAGCGGGATAAAACTGATTTTGTAGATCTAGATCTTGGCCTAGAGTTTGTCAAAGCACTTGAGCCAGTGACATATTATTGGGATCGACGATCCAGTTATGGTGATAAGGAAGCGGAAGATTACGACCTGACCGCCCAGACACCCGATGGTACGCACAAAGAAGATTGGATGGACGTTGGGTTTAAGGCGCAGTCTGTGCAGGCGCTTGAGGAAGCCGCTGGCTATACGGTTTCTGACAAGAGCAACCTGACAGTTTCGTTATCAAGTGATGGCAATCAATACGGCTTGAAGTACGAAAAATTTGTGCCGATCCTTGTTAAAGCCATTCAAGAGCAAGATGCTATTATTGCATCCCTGACGGCGCGTATTGCCGCGCTAGAATCATAGGAGGACAAAATGTCTGAAGTAAGAACCAATGAAGAAAAAGCGCAAATGTACTCAGCTATGCTAGATGGCGTCAATGTGATTACTAGCGTTTTGGATGCTAACAACGAGTTTGGTAACGATCTAACAAACGCCGAAAAGCAGGAACGCATACTGCGTAGTTGTGGCTATTTGGAGCATGGTAAATCGTTCAGTGACTGGGGCAGTGAAGATTTTTCGACAGTTGACTCTGCTATTGCCGCCGCGAAAGCATATACGCCCTAAGGATTGACTATGCAACTTGATTTAGAACCGCATGAAATAAATGCGATTTTGACCGTGCTAGGCGATCTACCTAGTAAAAGCAATGCGTGGCCGCTGATGATGAAAATAAAAACACAAGCAGAAGCTCAGACAGAAAGCGAAGAAGTAGAGTCAACGGAAGAAGATGAGTCTGAGTAATCTAGTAAAGCTACATGGAGACCGTCCTTTTAATACTTATCTTAGAAGGTGGCACGGTTGCATACATAGGCTATCGAGTTGTGCCTCACACTGTTTGTGTTTACAAAGAATCGGAGACAGAAAAAAAACACACATATTATGTGGCTTCTGCTGTTTATAAATGTCCTAAGTTTTTAAGGCTCCGTAAAAGTGAGTAAAGTATCTTACAAAATGCACGGGCTACCATCGGTTTATTTGATGGAACTCGATATACCAATCGCTTTTGTAGATGATTGCAATAATTATCTCGATGAGTTGGTTAAGCAAGAGAACAGGACAAGTGCGGCAAGCACTCTTGTTGGACAAATAAAAAGGGGTGAGCAGTTGCTCATGGATCACACGGACACCCGTCTTGCGCCTTTTTGTCACTTTCTACAGGAAATGGCGGTCGTTTACATCACACAATTTATGGAGCAAAGCGGTCAGGTTCTTGATGGGAATCGACACATAGAGGTGGATGAGCTTTGGTCTGTTCATAGCTACGATGGTGACTACAACCCCATTCACGATCACGGTACAAAAACTGTCATGGGGATTAGCTGTACTACATGGACCAAAGTGCCTAGCCAAATTTTGGAAGGGCCAAGACCGGGTTCGCAAGAATACGATCTGTACAATGCAAGTGGTGAAAGTGATGGTTGTCTTTGTTTTAATTTTGGGCAGAGTAGTTCGTGGGATAGAGAAAGATTGAGGCCAACACAAAACGTAGTTGTAAGACCACAAGTTGGCAGGCTGTATATGTTTCCCAGCTGGATGCAACACATGGTTTATCCATTTAGAGGTGAGGGCGAGCGAAGGACTGTAGCCGCTAACATAAATTGTTTTCCAAAAGAGAAAGGGTAATAGTGAAATGGAGCATGTAGCGAATGCCTTGGTGACAATAACTTCTATTGTTACAGTTGCCAGCCTTATAGCCGCAAGTACGCCGACGCCCGTCGACGATGGTTGGATTAAGAAGTTGTATGGATATTTAGATCTTTTGGCTCTAAATATTGGACGCGCAAAAGACAAATAATGTGATGTCGTGATGGACACTAGCGAAAAAGCTTTACAAGAAATACACACTCATGCGCGCGAGTGTGATCTACGGTATCAACAAATTAACTATCAGCTTGAGCGTGGCTCAAAAAGGTTCGACCGTTTGGAGGCAATGATCTGGGGTGTGTATGTCACCGTGATTATCGCTGTTGCTCTGCCTCAATTTTTGTAATTAGTACAGGGGGGCCATATGATAATCGAGTCGGTAGTCGCGGCCTCTGCTATTTTAAATCAAATCAATCAGATGGTTGCCACAGCGAATGAAACTGGGCAAGGCATACAAAATGTGATGGGCTTGATCTCAGACTTTGGAGAAGGTCTGAATGATTTCGAAGCCAAGCGCAGAGGGTCTACATTTAAGCCGCTATCAAATGATGAGCTATTGAAGCTACAAATGCTCAAGCGTCAATACGAACGTCATTGGAAATCAGTGCATGACTTGTTGGCTATGGTCGATCCTGAGCTTCTTCATCAGTTTCAAGAAGCAAAGGCACAACAAGAACGTGATCGCAAAGCACACTTCGAAATGCTCAGAAAAAAAAGAAAAGAGCGTGAGGAGTTTATTGAGGCTACTTTGATTATCAGCTTGGTCGTTGCTTTGGGTGGCGGCATTCTTTTTATGGCGTTATGGCTAATTCTTTGAGTTAGCAAATTATATTTAAAAGAGAGACTGCTATGGTGGCAAAGCGATTAGAAGAGGATAGCGATTATGCAGAGTACGATGCTGACGGTGACGGTATCGTAAGTGATAAAGAGCTTGAAACAAGCAAAGAGCTTCAAGAGCTTCGATTACGACATGAACGCGCCGACGCACAAAGAGCTATGAGTTGGTTTGCTCTTTGGGGCATGTTGCTTTATCCGTCACTGGTTGTTGCTTCAGAGTTTTTTGGCTTGCTTCAAGCCGCCTCTATCTTGGGTGCGATGGCTTCAGTTTATTTTGTTTCGGTGGCAGGAATACTAGCCGCCTTCTTTGGTGCCCAAGCATGGTCAAACAGGAGTAACGGAAAGTAAATGTGGCAAATATCGGGAGTCTTGGGTATAGCGCTGATTGTGACTGGTGGTGCATTTAAGCTTTACGCAGACAAAGCTACGGCTGAAAAAGATTTGTTAACATCTCAATTACAAGTTTCTCAAGACAACCAGTTGGTTTTAGAAAACAGCATAGCTAATTTAAATCAACAGTTAGAAGAAGCAGAAAACAGAGTTCAAGAAGTTTTAGACAAAGTAACGGCTCTGCAGATTAAAAATGCACAGGCGCAAGCAGAGGTTGACTCTGTGAAAGCGAAGTTTGCAAAACATGACATGAGTGTTTTGTCACTGCGTAAGCCGGGTCTAATTGAAAACATTATCAATCGCGGCACTAAAGAGGTGTTGAGTGATCTGGAAAGTATTACCGATCCTGCTGATTAGTGGATGTAGTTTGATTGGCAGAGAGCCATATACCCCTGAGGTGAAGCAAGTAGAGGTTGTTACTGTCACAAAGCCAGCGGCTGTCTATCACCCTGCACTACCAAACCCTATATCAACTGTTCCGGTTGAGTGGAAAGTTTTAACACCTGAAACAATGCAAGAATATTTAGATGATCTTAACTCAGGCAATGCGCCGACTAACGCATATTACGGACTATCAACGAAAGGCTATGAAAACCTTTCTTCCAATATGTCCGAAATAAAGCGATACATTCGGCAAGTCCTCAACATCATTAAGTACTATCGAGACTTGGATGAAAGAACCAAAGAAGAAAGCGAGCAAGATAATCGGAGCGTAAATGAGCAAGCTAATTGAGCAGTTAAAAGTGCATGAGGGTGTGCGATCAAAAGTTTACCTTTGCTCCGCCGGGTATGAAACGATTGGAGTTGGAAGAAATATTTCTGAGTCTGGTCTTGGTTTGTCAGATGACGAAATAGATTATCTATTAAGCAATGATATAAAAAGATGCAGAGAAGAACTTATTTTCAACTTTGATTGGTTCGATGAGTTAGATGATGTAAGGCAGGATGCCATGATAAACCTATGCTTTAACATTGGGATTACGTCCCTTAAAAAGTTTTCTAACGCATTGGCGGCTATGAATGTTCATAACTATGAAGAGGCCGCGACAGAGTTTTTAGATAGTCGGTGGGCCAGTCAAGTTGGAGCACGCGCTTTGGAAGTAACTGACATGATTCGTACAGGTGAATACAATGAGTAAAGGCGGCGGTCAGGGTTCTTATCAACAGATGCAACAGGCTAGTGGTGCTGGTCCATACGGCACTGGAATCGGTGCATTTCAACCCGTTCAATTTTTTGGTAGTCAAGGTGGCTCAGGGTTTGATCCATCAGTAGTAAAAACTAATAGGCATGGTCAGGGAGTTATTACAGAGCAAGCACCAGAATATGTTAGGCAGGCTAGTAAAATGATGGAGTCATTTACAGATCCAAGAACAGAGGGTGAGGGTTATGGCTTGCTTCCTATGCCAATGCCAATTAGGGGTGGGCCTGTAATGCCTCCGATAGGGGTAATGCCTATCGGCGGATATAACCCAAACACACAATTCCGAATGCCTTCGTTTGGACCTTCTTATGGCACGATTAGTCCATATACGGGTGGGTTTTCTGGATATGGTGTTCCAAGCAATATTTATGGTTTTGAACAACCACACTATGAACCTTATACGCCCCCTGCCGATCCTCCTCCAACTATGGTGTTGCCTCCAGAGGGTGGGGACGGAACAGAGCCACCCGCAGACGGCGGTGTAGCAGGAACGCCACCCGCAGACGGCGGTACAGCAGGAACGTCAACCGTAGATGGCGGTGCAGTACAAACAGCCTCTGACACTACAGCGCCCGTAACCGATGCGGCAACAACGGGGCAAGCGGCAGATCCTTATGCGCCTACAACAGAGCAGGCGGTAGATCCTTATGCTCAGCAGTATTTTTTGTATCAACCCCAGCCAACGTATGTACCGTACAGACCAATGCCAAGATATAATCCTTATGGTTCGGGACAATTTATGCAGGACTATGGAGGCATTGGTGGATTTGGTAGATATGACTTAGGGCTTGCTGGCTTTCAATATTGATAAGGTCTAACCATGCCACTATCTAAAGTACAGTTTAATCCCGGAGTGGATAAAGAAGGCACAGAGTACACCGCTGATGCAGGATGGTTTGACTCCGACAAAATACGATTTAGAAAGGGTCGACCAGAAAAAATAGGTGGATGGCAAAAATACATAACCGATGCCTTTCTGGGTATCGC